CCAGCGACAACTACCCCGGCTGCCCGGGCTGCGGTCCCGTCGCTGCAGAGAAGGCGCTGGCCGGGTGCTCAACTGAACGTGAAATGTGGGCTGCAGTTGTTGCCGCCTTCGGCAAGAAAGGTCTCGATGAGCGCTATGCCATCCAGCAAGCCCGCTGCGCTCGCATCCTCAGGCCCGGCGAATACGACCTGGACAGTCACACTGTCCGCCTATGGGAGCCCCCGGTAGCCTAAGGAGGTCTGCATAGGTGCAGTGTTCCCACTCGTCAGCGACGAATTGATCGCCAGGCTGGAGGCCACCTTCGGCCAAAAGCCCGATCGCTCGATGAGCCATCGGGAGATTGATCACTGGATCGGCGAGCAGAGCGTGGTGGACTGCATCAAGCGCTGGCACGCCGAGCAGCAGGGAGGGCTGGGCTGATGTGCGTTGGCGGCTCCGCCCCCAGGGCCACGATCACCGTTCCCAACTACGACCGTTACGACCGGATGCTCGATCGGCAGATCGAACTCACCCAGTCCGTCCAGAACACCAAGACGCTGGCGAAGCAGGAGAAGCTGAACTTCGCCATCGCCCAGCAGCAGGGGGCGCTGGCCAACCTGCTGAGCGTGCAGGAGGCCCGGGCCAATGCGACCGCTGCCGACGCGCAGCGCATGGCTGCACTGATTGGCACGCCGCCGCCCGAGCCGACAGCCGAGGCGCCCGTCATTGGCGACAGCCGCAAGGGAATGAGCCAGGCAGAGGGCAAGCGCACGCTGCGGATTGACCGCAGGTCCCGCTCCTCCAGCGCTTCTGGCGCTGGCCTCAACATCGCTCGGTATTGACCATGTGCACCGGATCCAGCCCAAGCCGCCCGAAGATCAAGGAGGTGGGGCCAAGCAAGAAGGAGATGCGGAAGCAGAAGAAGGAGATCCGCGGGTTGAAAGCGGAGATCCGCGACACCCAAAAGGATTTCCGCCAGCAGCTCCAGGCCCAGATTGATGCGGCCAACCTCGCCGCCGAAGAAGCCGCAGCCGAGGCCGCTGCGCAGATGGCCGCAATGGAGCTGGCCAACTCCCAGCCCGTCTACACGGTCGAGACCGCCCAGCAGGAAGCTGTCTCGCCCCAGGTCACCCAGCCCACCCAGCCGCAGCAGCCGATCCGCACCACCGGCAGCCTGACGATCGGGGCCCGCCGCGCTCCGGCCACTGGCCTGAACATCGGCCGATGACTGCAGAAGCCCGCTACAAAAAACTCGAACCAGCTCGCAACCACTGGATCGACCGTGGCCGCGAGGCGGCGGCATTGACCCTGCCATGGCTGCTGCCATTCGACGGGGATCCGGAACCCCAGGCGCTGGAGAAGATCACCCATCCGTGGGACGGCATCGGCCAGCGGGGCGTCCACAACATCGCCAGCCGGCTGCTGCTGGCGCTGCTGCCACCCACTGAGACGTTCTTCCGGTTCGTCCACGACGACATGGAGTTTGCCCGGCAGCAGGCCCAGCTGGCAGCAGAGGGGATGCCGCCTGATCGAATCGCTGAACTCAAGACCCAGATCGACAAGACCCTGGGGCTGATGGAACGGGCGGTGCTGCGCAGCATCGAGACCAGCAACGACCGCACCGCGCTGCATGAAGCGCTGCTGCACCTGATCGTGGCCGGCAACTGCATGGCCTATGTCCCCGAGGACGGCTGCAAGGTGTTCAACCTCTACCGCTATGTCCTGCGGCGTGACCCGATGGGCAAGCCGCTGGAGGCGATCGCCTGCGAGCGGATCCCGGCAGACGAGCTGCCCGAGGCGGCCCGCACCATCCTCGACCAGGCCGAGCCGATGGACGCCAGCTACGAGGAGCTCCCCGGCGGCGGGCAGGAAAAGCAGCCTGACGAGCGGATGGTGAAGGTCTACACCCACATCTGCTGGGAGAAGGACAAGTGCCGCTGGTATCAGGAGATCAAGGGCCGGCGCATCGAGGGCAGCGAAGGCAGTTCGCCCCGTGACGTGGCGCCCTGGATTCCGCTCCGCATGTTCCGCATCGACGCGGAGGACTACAGCCCTGGCTATGTCGAGGCCGCGTGCATGGCCGACCTGCAGACCGCGAACGCCCTCACCCGGGCCCTGACCGAGGGTGCGCTGGTGAGCGCCATCTGCAAGTTCCTGGCCAAGCCCGGCGCTGCCGTCACCGCCAAGCAGTTCAACGAGGCCGCCAACGGCGCTTGCCTCACCGGCAACCCGGAGGACATCACCGCCGTACAGGTGGGGAAGGGCAGCGACCTGGCCGTGGCCGAGCAGCGGTTGCAGCGGGTGCAGGCCCGGCTGGCTACTGCCTTCATGCTGAGCGACATCCGCGACAGCGAGCGCACCACCGCCGAGGAGGTGCGGCTGCAGGCCCAGCAGATCGAGAACAGCCTGGGCAGCGTCTACTCGATCCTCACGACCGAGTTCCAGTACCCCTACATCAGCCGCAAGCTGCACCTGCTCACCAAGGCCGGGGGCCTGCCGCCGCTGCCGGATGACTCGATCAAGCCGGTGGTGAGCGTGGGCCTGGCAGCCGTGGGTCGGGGTAACGATCTGGAGCGGCACGCCCGCTTCATGCAGATCCTGCAGCAGACGATCACCCCGGAAGGCACGCTGCAATACCTGATGCCCACCGAGCTGATCAGCCGGCTGGCGGCAGCCATGGGAATCGACACCGTGGGCCTGATCAAGACCCAGGAGCAGATCGCCGAAGAGCAGGCCGCCCAGCAGCGGGCCGCCCAGCAGCAAGCGCTGCTGCAATCGCCAGTGGCGGATCCGCAGAAGCTGGCCACCGCCGCGGCCACCGTTCAGGACATGCAACAACCCACTGAGGAGCCCGCCCAATGACCGCCACCCCGATCCAACCCACCCCCGACCAGCTGGCCCTGGCCGGCCCTGGCTACGACAAGGACGCACTGGCTGGCTTCCTGCAGGAGATCGCCGAGGAGGACCAGGCTCTCGCCGCCGGTACGCTGGAGCCGCCCGCCCCGGTCGCGGCACCTGACTTCGCCACCCTGGAGGTGCAGGGCGACGAGGTGGAGGCCGAGCAGGAGCAGGGCGAACAGCGGCCCCTGGCCGGGAAGTTCAAGTCCCCCGAGGATCTGGAGAAGGCCTACCTGGAGCTCCAGAAGAAGCTGGGGCAACGGGCTGATTCAACCGTCAAGGATTCCTTGACAGCTGAGCCTGAGCCCATCGAGGTGAAGCCGCTCACCCGCGAAGAGTCGGTGGAGGCCTGGGGCGAGTCTGTCGTGACCGCCGCCGAGCAGGAAGGGATCGACCTGCAGGAATGGTGCAATGACCTCTACGCCGGCAAGGACACCAGCGAACGCCGCGGCAAGCTGGCGGCAGCGCTGGGCCTGCCCGAGACGCTGATCGAGCGCTACGAGGCCGGCTCCCTGGCTGCCGTGGCGCCCAAGGAGCAGGCGGCTGCTGGCCTGAGCGACGAGGACGTGGCCTCGATCCGCGCCATGGCTGGCGGTGATGCCAAGTTTGCCGAGCTCAGCCAGTGGGCTCTGGCCAATCTCACCGAGGCCGAGCTGGCGGATTACAACGATGCGGTCAACACTGGCAACCCGGCTGCCGCCCGCGCTGCTGTCCGCTGGCTGCAGAGCAAGGCCGCCACGGCGGATAAGGAGCCGGCCCTGGTGATGGCCAGCGGCGGCACCGCCAACCCTGCCCTGGATGTGTTCGAGACCGAGGAGGAAGCGATGGAGGCCAAGCAGGTGCTCACCAAAGGCGGCAAGCAGCGCTACTTGGTGGACGAGAAGTACCGCCGCTACATCGACGCCAAGTTTGCACGGTCTCCGATCTTCCTGTAGAAGGTGTGCATGAGTACGTCTGCACTCACGCAGAGCACAGGCCGGCCTAGGCCGACACCCTGATCGCAAAACCGTAGAGGTGGCAGAGGCTCACAGCAAACCTTGCAGTGACGCTTATCACGCCATCGCGGCTTGGCCAAATCAAAGGCAATGCCGCAGACAACTACGCCCTGTTCCTGAAACTGGGCATGTCGGAGGTATTGACCGCCTTCGATCGCAAAACCGTTTTCACCGGCCGAGTCAAAGAGCGCTCCATTCGGGGTGGTCAAAGTGCTCGGTTCAAGGTGACTGGCCGGCGCATCGCTGGGTATCACACCCCTGGCACGCCGATCACCAACGTCCCCACGGACGGCAACAACCCCAACCCCAGCAACGCACCTTCGGATCGCAACGAGGAGATCATCAATCTCGATGGTCTGCTGGTGGCGCCCGACACCGTGTACGACCTGGACGACCTCATGGAGGACGTGCAGTATCGGCAGGACATGATGCACCAGCTGGGTGAGGCCCTGGCCCGCGAGAAGGATGCCCGGATTGCCCGGGTGCTCTATGCCGCGGCCAAGCGCAGCACCGAGCCGCTGAACAAGGCCAGCAATGCCGGCCGCACCGGCACCGCCCGGACCCTCAGCGCCGGTTATGCCACCGCCTCGAAGCAGGCCAAGGGCGATGAGCTCGCTTCTGTCATCGGTGACATCAAGGTCGCCATGCAAAAGAAGGATGTCCCCACGGATGACCTTGTGGTTGTCGTGCCTCCCGATGAGTACGACTTCCTCAACGAAGGCAGCAAGGTGATCAATGCCGATTTCAACCAGGGGTCGGCCAATGGCACCTATGGCGGCGGCACCATCGGCCGGGTGAAGGGTCTCCCGATTATGTGGTCTAACCATGTGACCCAGGCGGCCTACACCAACACCGCCTTCGATCGCAACGCGGCCTACCAGCAGAACCTGTCCAAGTGCCGGGCTCTGATCTTCCACAAGGACGCGATCGGTGTGCTCACCCTGCGCCGCCCGCAGCTGCAGATGACCGCCCCCGGCGGGGACTACAACGTGGTCTACCAATCGCAGCTGTTTGTGGCCCGCATGGCCATCGGCATGGGGATTCTCCGCGCCGAGTGTGCCGCCGTGATCGAAGTCCCCTAGCCTGGGTAGGGACAACGGAGGCTTCTGCCCCACCTGCTCCTGGGTGGGGCTTTTTCATGGCTGCCGATAGCATTGGTCTGCACCGTCGCAGCGGTATGGGGCTGACCAACCAATCGGCGACGCCGGGCCGCACCAGCCTGCTCGATGCGGTGAACATCCTGCTGGCCAACATCGGCGAGCAGCCAGTCAGCACGCTGGAGGACCAGCAGGTACTGGAAGCCCGCAACGCCGAGGACACGGTGCTGGAGTTCCACAAGGAAGGGCAGACCCGTGGCTGGAGCTGGAACACCGAGCGGGACTATCCCTTCACCCGAAACGACGCCGGCGAGATTTCGGTCCCGGCTAACGCCATCAGCTGGCAGCCAGACCCCTACCAGTTTCAGCACCGTTACCAGCTGCGTGGCCAGCGGGTCTACGACAAGTGGCGCCACACCTACCTGATCGAGGAGAAGGAGCTGCTGGCAGACGTGGTGTGGCTGCTGCCCTGGGATGAGTGCCCCGAGGCCTACAACCGCTGGAGCCTGATCCGCTCTGCCCGCGTGTTCAGCGCACGGACGGTCGGCGACATGGCCAGCGTGCAGTACACCCAGGTCGATGAACAGCAGGCGCTGATCGAGCTGCTGCGGGTGGAGAACACCCAGGAGGCGCCCAACATGATCACGGGCCGGCGGCGCTTCCCAACCTTCCAGCCAGCTGAGGGGCTGACCGACCGCCTGATGGGGGGTGTGTTCTTGTGAGCCTGGTTAGCTACATGATCCCCAACCTGATCCAGGGGATCAGTCAGCAGCCGGATGCTCTGCGCGACCCGACCCAGGGCGAAGTGCAGGTGAATGGCATGAGCTCCCTGGTTGATGGCCTGCGCAAGCGAGAGGGCACCCAGGTCATCGCCAAGGTGTCCAATGACACGCTCGGCAATGTCGCGCTGCACCAGATCCAGCGCGACGCCGAGGAGCAGTACTTGGTGGTGATCGCCAGGAATGACATCAAGGTGTTCGAGCTGCTCACCGGGGTTGAGCGCTCGGTGTCGGCGCCCGATGGCTACGGCTACCTGGCCGGCGGGGGCAACCCACGGCTGGATGTCCGCGCCGCCACGATCGCGGACTACACCTTCATCAGCAACACCAAGCGGCTGCCCGCGATGGCGGCGGCCACCGCACCAGCGGACCCAAGGCCGCTGCCGCATGAGTGCCTGGTGTGGGTCAAGGCCGCCAACTATGGCCAGACCTACAGGGTCAACCTCAACGGCACCGAGGTCACGGTCCAGACCGCCATTCAGCCAGTGGTGGTGGATGACGGCACTGTGACCGAGAACAGGATCTCAGCGGCCGAGATTGCAAGCCAGCTGCGCACTGCGCTGGCTGGCGTTGCCGGGGTCACCATCACCAGGAGCGGGTCGGTGTTGTGGCTGCGGAGCAGCAGCGCCATCACGATCGAGGCGACCGACGCCCGTGCCAACGCTGACATCGCGGCGATCACTGGCTCTGTCCAGTCGTTCACCGAGCTGCCGACCGCTGCCCCGAGTGGCTATCAGGTGAAGATCGAGGGCAGCCCCAGCAACAGGTTCGACAACTACTACGTCCGCTTCGTCCCCGGCGAGGGCGCCGGCGCCTTTGGCGAAGGCGTGTGGGAAGAGACCGTGGCGCCAGGGACCCAGTTCAGGATCGACGCGGCAACCATGCCCCACCTGCTGGTGCGGCTGCCCAACCGCAGCTTCTGGTTTGGCCCAGCAGATGGCCGGACGGTCAGCGGGGTCAAGATCCCCAAGTGGGGCGAGAGGGGCGCCGGAGACCTGGACACGTCGCCAGACCCGTCATTCATCGGGCACCCGATTCAGGACGTGTTTGTGTTCAAGAACCGGATGGGTTTCTTGGCCGATGAAAATATCATCCTCAGCCGCACAAGGGACTTCTTCGAGTTCTTCCCAGAGACCGCTACTGCCGTTCTCGACACTGACCCAATCGACCTGACGGCGACCAACCCGCGTGTGGCGCTGCTGCGTTATGCCATTCCGTACCAGGATGAGCTGATTGTTTTCGCGGATCAGATCCAGTTTCGGTTCAATTCCGCAAACGCTTCGCTGACGCCATCGACTGCGCAGATCACGCTGCTCACCCAATACGAGATCGACCCAAACGTCAGGCCGATACAGGCCGCTGGCTCGATTGTGTTTTGCCAGACCAACGGCGAGTGGTCGCAGTTTCAGGAGTTCAGCATCCGAGGCGCGGGGACAGCGCTGGTGGCTGATGCGTCCGACCTGACGACGTATGTAAGCAGCTACATCCCGAACCAAGTCACAAGGCTTTCGGCCAACGATATTGGCTATTCCTGGTTTGCGATTTCGGACAAGCCTGGCTATCGCAATCGCATCTATGTCTTTAAGTATTTCAATCGCAGCACGGCGGAAGGGGTGCGGAGGGAGCAAAGCAGCTGGAGCTACTGGCAGCTGAACGGTGCCGGCCGGATTCTGCAGATCGTCTGCGTGCAAGAAGTTCTCTACGTCCTTGCTCAGTACGGCAGTGGGATGTGGCTGGAGAAGATGTCGGTCACCGACAAGATGAGCGAGCCGGCGGGCAGGGTGCTGCCGCTGCTCGACCGGCTGGTCAGCACCACGACGGACACGCCGCAGGCCATGCGCGTTGCCGATGGCACCTACGACCTGGCGACGGACACCACGGCTTGGCAGCTGCCGTTCCCGGTTGAGGCCCGCACTGTTGCCGCCAGGGCCGGCCTGGCGCAGGGGCAAGGCGTCAGCGCAGTGTTGGGCGAGACCAGCGATGGCCGGCGCATCAGTGCAAGGGGCGACTGGCGGGGCAAGGCCGTCTATTTCGGCGAGGCCTACGAGTTCCTCTACCGCTTCACTCGCTTCAAGCTCTACCGGGATGCCGGCGATGGCCGCGTGCCGGGGAACGTGGAGCGGGTGCAGGTCCGCCATGCCCGCGTCCGCTACCACGGCTCCCTCTATTTCGAGGCGCACGTCATGGCAGAGCGCCGCAGGGCCGCGGTCTACACCTTCACCGGCAAAACCTTGGATGTCCGCGGCTCTGTCGTTGGCGATGAAGCCTTCCCCAATTCCGAGCCGCGGCCTCGCCGCTATCTCGATGGCGTGTTCACGATCCCCATTCAGTCGAGGGGCGACACCTGCATCGTTGAGCTGCGCAGCAGCAGCCCAGACCCCTGCCAGTTCACGACCTGCGAATGGGTGGGCCTGGCGTTCAGCAAGGCGAGGGCAATGCGATGAGGTGGGCGCCGCCGACCAAGGATCGGGTGCTGCATGTGGCCCGCCACCTGCGCAGGCAGGATGCAGTCGAAGTGTTCTGCAGTGATGGGTTGCAACCAGCAGAAGCGGTAATCCTCAGCTGGAAAAACTCCCCCGACTGCCGTTGCATAGAGGGAGATATTGGAGAGCCAGTGGGCCTGTGTGGCATTGCGCCAAGGGGGAGGATCTGGATGCTGGCCACCGATGGCCTGCTGGCCACACCGTCCCATCGCCGGCAGTTCGCCAGGGGTGCAAAGCTCTGGGTGGATGGGCTG